GGCGGAAGGAGACAGGATTACCTCCTTAGGAGTAGGAGGCCCAACCCACTTTGTAACCGGAGACGGTATCGCGGATGTCGCACTGTCGGTAGTCTATACCTTCAGGCCACTTCTTCCGTAGGCGCCCTTGAGGCCCTAGAATCGGTCCGTCGTTAAAGGTTACTCCGTAGAGAGCAGCTGCAAACTGCACGTCGGGATCAAATCTGGCGAATGCGTACCCTTGGGCGCGCAAAGGCCGGTAGACCCTGAGATAGCGGATGCTGCTGCGCCAGCGGGTGGTCCATCTGTCCTCGTCGTCGTGAATGACGAGGTCGCCGAGGTGTTCCGGCCCACGACACTTTCGTATGTGAGTCGGTAACTCATCCAGGCACATAAACCAAGTGCGCCGAAGATGAGGCATAGGACAGCGCATTTCATCAAACTGACGAGAAATGCGTCTAATCCCATTGGCGAATGCGATGAACTGCTGCGGTTCATGAGGAAAATGCTCCAAGAAATGGGCTCGTACTGAGTACCCGTTGAAGTAATCCCCGCCGCAACTCTCCCGGAACGGCCCTGCCGTGAAGGTTTTCCTCACATTAGGAGTCATACCGAAAAAGCGTAAAGCACCCAACACTGCCGAACTGTGTTCAGTGGGGACGATTATGTCGTCTCCATAAACAAAGACGTCAACTCCGGGGGAACCCGAGGTGACAGCCATCGAAATCGCTGCGAACAACGTGGTTTCGAGCTCGAAAGTGTAACCGTTACCCATGCTGGAAAATTTCTCCAGCACCACCCATTTACCGTCGATGTAAGTCTTCGGGGAGCGCAGATCATCAAGAGCTGCGAACCAGGCGGGGGGGAGCAAAAGCTTGACCAAGCTCTTACTAACGGTATCACTGGCTGATGACAAATCGATCGTACAGGATTCGCCGCTTTTTGATGCGGCGCAGGCGACCTGCCTGTGGACATCCTGGCCGTGACGCAGGTCCAGTCCATAACCATCGCCAGGCTGTGAAGCCCAAGGCGCTTGAGTGAACTTGGATAGTGGCTTAGGAACCCTAGGCACCTCACGGTGTTGTAGGTCCAGGCCTCGCGTCTTTAGCCTCTTTTTCATCACTCGGCCGAAGCCAAGCTGGTAGAAGCCATTCACTGAAGGTTCCTTGGCGCACGATCTGTGCACTTTGGCATCCTTCGGTACGGTGAAGAAGTGGTTGCCTTCAACGAATCGAACATCATCCGCTCTTGCCGCGCAAGCGGTAGCCCAATAGGTACCCGTCCAAGGGACCAAATAGAATAGGGCAGAGCGAGTCAAGGTTGGTGACGTGGACATTTTATTCGGTACCGTTGTGAAACGGGAACCATCGGACAGTGTTGCGCCAGGCCCAAACCGACCATCCACGACGGACGGTGGTGCCTCGCCAATCAACAAACGCACGTTCTTTTGAACCTTGCGGATAAATTCCGAAAGGTTGGGATCAAGTGGGGCGCCCAAAAGCGTCCCAAAATCAATGATCTCAAACAAGCGCCTGTTGGTGGCGAAGCATTGAGCTTCGGCTTCGTACCACTTCGCTATTGCGGCAGCCTCCGGATCAAGATCCGGGTGCGTGACCTGCAGTTTGCGGAGAAGGTCCGTCGCCACGGCATCCTTGAAATACTCGGACGCCGTCCTGTAACGCGTGGGGTCTAAAGCCAGCTGTGCTAGCTGACCCATCTCACCTGCCTCGAACAGCATTGCTGCTGCCAAGGACCTAGGCGTGTCCAGTCCGGCCATAAGGCTTTGGACAATCTTACGCACCTGGGGTGTCGCAAAACTTTTATCCACGAGGTTCTCCTAGGATTACGACGGAGAGTAGCCCGACTTCACCGAGTCCTTGAACAGGACCGACGCGATCAGGTTCGCGATTTGACTCGCTGCCTCGTTGATGTCCGTCTGAGCCATCCCCTTGGGGACGGACCAGTTGCCGTCGAACGACAGTCGGTCAATGACCGAGGTGACGCCCGTGGTCGTGTTCGTTGCGATTTGCGGGTACTGGTAAGTAACCCGCACAGCGCGCCGAACACCCTTCGACGCATCTCGGGAGCTCATGCGAGCCTCCGGTTGATGCGCGATCGCGGTCCCTACAGTCTGGGACTTCCAAACTGCGGCGGAACCGTCGCCGGCGGAGGGAACAACACTGGTATAGGTGATGTCCGTGGTACCGTCGTTCTTTTTGACGGTGATATTAGCCATACT